AACATCATCAATCAAAGACGCTAGAGCAACACAGGGAAGCTGAAAGACGGTTGTATTTGGCTTTAAAGGAAGTATTCGAGAAAGGGGGCTGATTAGCGTCCTTTTTCATGTGTGGTATAATAAATAAAACTATTTTTGGTGAAGTGTTATGAGTTTAGTTAATCCTATTGTTGGTAGCTTGGTTGGCTCTCTTGTTGGCGATTTAGTTGCAGTGCGATTCATTCCTAAGAACATCATCTTCTTTGGGGCTTCTATTATGAATGGCGCTTTTAATGCACAAACAACAAGAGCAGAGCAATTTTTCGCTGAACGTGGATTATCTGTGAATGTCATTGCGGAAACTCAGTCTGGTGTATCATCGGGAACTTATGTGACAAACATGAGTAACGCTGTTGTTACTTACGCTGACTTAGAAGATGTACTTGTAGTGATTCATGGTCCTGGGAACGATGTAACTACAAACCGACCTTATGCGACAGCCAGCCAAAGTACATTGGATAATATTGATGCTAACATGAGGACGACCATACAAACGGCTTTAGATGCTGGCTGGGTTGTAAACTATGGTGGATGTACTTGGAGGGATTATGCTGATGTTCCTCCCGATAGCAATGGTTCAGGACCGTTTAACGATAATCTGTTTTACCCTATCATCCAAGATCTTACCCCTAACGCTTGGAATGCTGCCAAGTCTGCGCCTACGATTGATTATTACAATTTCACAAAGTTGAATTCAGGTTTATTAAGTGGAGATGGTGTGCATCCTGTAAGTTCATCGGGTGACTATGGTTTTGCTGGTTTCGTTTGTAATCAACTATCAAAAGATATTTTGAGCATACCTGATGCTAATTACTCTGGAAAAACCTTCGTGATTGGTACTAATACATATATTGATAACTCTGGTGATAGAGTAAACGGTAATATTAACAACGGGTTTATTCTTAATTCAACCGTAACTAATTTCAGCATGGTTGATACTAACGGGATCACTGTAAATAATCTTGGGTTCGTGCTGGAAGGCACTAATGTATTAGCAAACACGGCAGGCCGTGGTAATCCTGGGGATACTTCAAACTCATTAACTAATGATGCCTTGCTTTCGAGAAGTGTATATACATCAGATGATAGTATTGTAAATTGCCAGTTTTCCGGTTTGCCTGTAGGAGCCACAGGTGTTTTGTCTATTACAGCCAGTAGGGATACTACTGCTACTGATAGACGGGCAGAGTATACCTATGATGGGGTAACTAAAGAATTAGATGCTGCTGCGGTTACACCTGAGATAATTACCTTTAATTTCACTGTTGATGCTGATGGTAAAATTCCGTTTACATGGAAAAGGAAAGCAGGTGATGCTTTTGCTTATTTCTCGGGCGCGCAGATAACCTTCGATTAGGATCAAAAGCAATTAATTTTCATTATTTAGTATAATGATATAAACATTTAGGAGAACTACTATGTTATTTGAAGTAACTAGCACACAAGCGGTATTCAAGGGTGAATATACGGCGACAGCTTCTATGACTTCTGGGTCAGTAACTTTGTCTTATTCAGTAGATGGATTGCCAGCACAGGATATTGATAGTGCAGCATGGACAGCAAATGCAACAAATACAATTAAACTCCCAGAATGCAGCTTAACAGTTACCTTAACGGGTGATGCTAAATTCTCACTACTAAAGATTTAATATAAGACTTTAGTTATGAATGATGACATTAAGATAGACAGGTTAATCAAAGAGGCGACAGATTGCCTAATTGATGACACGCCAGACAAAGCAGCAGAGATGCTACAAGAGCTGGCTTTCATGTGCTCTAAAGGTGGTAAAGAAGGGCGCATCATGTTCGAGCATTTACGAAAGCTAGTAATCGAAGGTGCAAAAGCTAGAACGTCTGCAATATTAATCGACGAGAAAATTAAAATCGCTGAACGAAACCTACAGGAGAAGCGAAATGGACCAAGAATTATTATCAACTGATACAGAAAAGAAAACACGCAAACCTCGTTACAATGCGGAAGAGGAAGTAAAAGCTCTGAAAGAGGAAGTGGAAAACCTAAAGGCATGTTTAATTAAGATTGCTTCACTATCAGGCCAAGGTAATCATTTGCCAGAGTTCGGTTATACATTATGGATTCCGAGCAAAGCAGATATGCAAAAGTATAAGTAGGTGAGTCATGAAAAAGATTCAAGGCTATAACGATTACTGGAACAAAAGCCAAGTTACCCCGTTGCTAATTACAGTAGGTGTATTGGTTTTTATTGGTCTAGTTAAGTATTTCGTATAGAGGAATAAGCATGGCAGCTACACGAGCAAACAAGAATAGAGCTATACGCCAAGAGGCTCTAAGAGAGCAATTAGCCAATCAGGGGCATTTACAGCATGTAATTGATCTGGCAAAGAAAATCGAAGAGCAGGCAGAAGCCCTTACATTAGATAATACTCAACTACAAGCTTATAAGGTTGTGATAGATACTAAGCTTAAATTAGTTGATAAATACCTACCTAGTCTCAAGTCAACCGAACTAACTACCATAGGCGATGAAGGCCAAGTAACAGGCTTTAAAATTGAGGTAGTAGATGCTTCAACAAGTAAAGATACCTAAGCAGTTCACAGGCTTTCTACAGCCAGCAAGATACAAGGTAGCGTATGGTGGGCGTGGTTCAGGCAAGTCTTGGACTATCGCCCAATTACTTGTTATCAAGTCATTAGAGAAACCTACTCGTATCCTATGTGCTCGTGAGATTCAGAAGTCTATTCTGGATTCATGTCTACAATTATTATCTGACACCATTTACCGATTAGGCGTAGAGAGTGAGTTTGATGTTCAGGCTACTCAGATTCTAGGTAAGAATGGTTCGCGGTTTATCTTTGAGGGCTTGAAGTCCAATATCTCTAAAGTCAAAAGTATGGAAGGGATCGACATTGTATGGTGTGAGGAAGCTGATCAAATGACAGCGACATCATGGAATACATTAATTCCAACCATTCGTAAGCCTGGATCAGAAATTTGGGTAAGCTTTAATCCTAGTGATGAGATGGACGATACCTATCAACGGTTCGTGGTTAATCCACCAGAAGAATCATACGTTGTAAAAGTGAACTACTCTGAAAATCCTTGGTTTCCACAGGAGCTAGAGAAAGAGCGCTTACACATGAAGTCTTTGAACGAGACTTTATACCAGCATATTTGGGAGGGTGAGCCAGTAGCCAACAAAGAGGGGGCTTACTGGTCTAAGTATATTAACCCTGACCAGGTAACTAATGTTCCTGTAGAACCTAGATTCCCTGTAAACACTTACTGGGATTTGGGTGTATCTGATGCAACGGCTATTTGGTTTGTTCAGACCGTAGCTAATGAGATTAGAGTTCTACATAGCTATGAGAACCAAGGCGAAGGATTAGCTCACTACATTAACTACATTCATGATTGGCGTGATAAACATCAGGCTATTATGGGTCAGCATTACGCACCTCATGATATTGCAGTAAGAGAGTTGGGTTCAGGTAAGAGTCGATTAGAAACCGCTCGAACTATGGGTATTAGCTTTCAGATTGCACCTAATGTTGGAGTGGATGACGGTATCCAAGCAGCACGAGCTATTATGCCTAGATGCTGGTTTGACAAAACTAACTGTGTAGATGGGTTGAGAGCGCTTAGATCGTATCGTAAAGAGTATGATGATCAGAAAGGCGTATTCAAAACCAAGCCGCTGCATAACTGGGCTTCACACTATGCTGATGCGTTTAGATACTTTGCGTTATCACATAGAGATTCGAATACTAACTGGGCTGCACCAGTTCAAGCAGATAATTGGAGTGTGTTCTAATGGATACACACCATGCCAATGACTTGGTACATGTGGTATTTGAACAGACCAACTATAAGCATTGGATATTCAAGTTCTTGCATCCTGAGTTCCAACACTGTTATGTGGTTAAATCATCGAGAGGCGGCCACTACTGGACGGTAGTTAACCAACGCAGATCCGGCTTAGAGTTTGAAACAGAGCCAAAAGACCTATATCCAACGGTTAGGGATTACGCGGGAAAGAATGCTAAGATAGTCACTATTAAAGTAGAGCATAGCGAGAAGGGTAAAATACACCATCTTTCTATGCTTAGTTGTGTAGATATATGCAAAGCTGCACTAGGGATTAAAGCGTTCTTTATCTGGACGCCATACCAGTTATATAAGAGGTTAAGACATGAGTAGTGTAATCGCACCAGGAGCAAAAGAAGCTAAACGAGCTGCAAGAGAACAACAAGCTCAATTAGAGAAGCAGCGCCAGAAAGAGAGTCTACGAGCTGCAGAGGCAGAGGATGAAGCTATGCGTAGAAAGGCAACAGCCGCTAAGGGTGGCTCACGAGCTTCACTACTTGCCACCAGTGAAACAGGCGTACAAGCCAAACCAGCCAAGCTAGGAGGCTAATATGCCTTTACAGGATTTGGGGTCAGTAGATGACCTATTGAAGCGTTTTAATGGCGCTCGTAAGAACTACGATGAAGCACGCTCTCTGCACCAAGAGACTTATGATTTTGTAGCACCACAGCGTGAAACCTTTCGTTTCTATTCACCAGGGCAAGAAAAGAACCGTCATGTATTTGATTCAACAGCCGTAACAGCACTAGAGCAGTTTGCATCACGGATTAAGGGTTCAATCCTTCCAGCATGGAAACAATGGGCGCAATTAACAGCAGGTTCTATCGTTCCAGAGAATGAGAAAGCAGAGATCAATAAGGCGCTAGAAGAAGCGAATGATATTTTCTTCAATGCGTTGAATCACTCGAATTTTGATACAGAGATCAATCCAGCTCTAATTGATATGGGTGTTGGTACTGGTGCAATCATTATTGATGAAGGTGAATTCAATAGCGGTGATATTTTCCGTTTCACTAATGTACCCCTAGCTGAGTTGTATGTGGAAAAGCCAATGTTAGGCCGTATCCGTTCGGGTTGGCGTAAACATAATATGCAGGTATCAGCAGTTCAGGCTGCATGGCCTACCGCTAATATTCCTGAGAAGATTCTAAAGAAAGCTGAGAAAGACCCATCTACCGAGATGGAGATCATCAACGGCAACCTGTTCAATCCTAAAGATGGCAAGTATTACAACGTAATCATTCATGAAGAATCAAAGACTCTGCTGTTTGATCAAGAGTTCAACACACAGAGATTGATTCCTTTCCGTTGGCATGTTGTACCAGGTGAAAGCTATGGTCGTGGCCCAGCTATGCAGTGCTTACCAGATATTCGCACACTGAATAAGATTGTAGAGTTCAAGCTTCAATCATTAGCGCTAGCTGTTGGTGGCGTATGGACGGGTATTAATGATGGTATCTTCAATCCTAATACAGTTCGTATCGCGCCTAAGACTATCATTCCGGTAGGCTCTAACAACAACCAGAACCCTACTCTACGACCGCTAGAGTTTGGTGGTGATCCCGCATCAGTTGAAATGTCTATTCGTGAGCTGCAAGAAAAGATCAATCAATCATTCTTTGCTAATCCATTAGGTGATATTACTGACCCAGTGCGATCTGCAACTGAGAATATGATTCGCCAACAAGAGATGCTGAAACAAGCTGGCGCTTCATTCGGTCGCTTATACACAGAGCTTATTGAAGTTTTGATGGAAGCGGGCATTGATATTCTAGCTGGTCTAGGTCGCTTGCCTCCATTGAATGTTAATGGTGAAGAGGTAACAATTAAGCACGTATCACCACTGGCCAAGGCTGAGGATATCGAGGACTTCCAGAACATTCTAACGTGGGCGCAGTCCAATATTGGTATTGTTGGTCCAGAAGTATTCATGGGTTCTGTTAAGGTAGAAAACTTCCCTCAGGTTACTAGTGAAATGTTGGGTATCCCTGCCGAACTAGTCAGAACAGAAGCAGAGCGCACACAGTTAGGACAGGCTCTTATCCAAGCATCACAACAACAAGGGGGTGAAGGTGAACAACCCGTTTGATGAATTAGGAAAGCAACCGGAATTCTCTGATGAAGATAAGAAGCATTTTGAGAAGATTGATTACCTGATTCATAAAGTATTTGCTCAGTCAGACGAAGGAAGGGAGCTTCTGGAAATCTGGCAAGAGCATTTATTAATGTCGCCTACGTTTCAACCATCTGATAATGATTTACAGATTGGTTATAATGAAGGCGTTAAAAGCTTTATTCGTAATATTATCTTGACCCTACGAAAGGTAGAAAACAATGAGTGACGACATTCAAACAACTGAATCAGTAGAGGCGACTACTGAGACACAAGAAACAGCGGCAACCGAAGAGCGCTATGACTTTGTGCTTGATAAGTATCGCGCAGAAGGCCGAACAGAAGCAGAGGCTATGCAGTTGCAGGCACAGTCTTACTCTGAACTGCAAAGCAAGTTTGGTTCATTCACAGGTGCGCCCGAAGAATACGAGGCGGCAATCTCAGAAGAGTTGACCGAGGCTGGTGTAGAGTTGGTTGCCGATGATCCAATGCTGGAAAAAGCATTCGAGTTAGGTAAAGAACTTAATATGTCTCAAGAAGGCATGAGCAAGCTTATCAATATGTACGCTGAGATTCAGCTAGCAGAAAACAAAGCGTATGAAGAGCAACGCGCAGAGAACATGAAGCAGCTAGGTAACAATGCTGCCGCTCGTATTGAAGGCATTAACAAGTGGATTGATGCCAACCTAGACAACGAAACTGCACAGGGCTTGCGTGGTATTGCTA